ATCACCACAAATCTTTGTAAAGCAAAGAAATCAATATGTGAATGAAGTAATTAAAACTTTTATAGGTTGATATGTTTATTGAATCTAAAAACAGACATCAATGATATGATTCTAGCAGGTCACTCAATCGAAAAGGTTATGATAACGATTCAACAGAATGTATACCATAGTTTAGAAGCAACGTCGAAATTACAGGAATGGAAAAAATGAGTGAAGAATTTATCATTAACAAATATAACCCCAACGATATGGGGTTTGCTTGTGGATGCCAAGGGCCCCGAGATAATGAACCTGTGTGCCCGTGCGCAATGATTGGGATGTCTATGTTTGAGGGCCGGTGGATCCGCATTATAGATTATGGTCCGATCGAAGCAGAAAAATTTGAATTATCACTTAAAGAAAAGATTAGAGCAAGGCTTAAAAAATGAAAAAATGGGTTGCCAGTAAGCTTAGCTGCGATAAGTGCAAGTGGGAACATATGTACACAACCGAAGAGATCTCGAATTTAGGGTTGCCATGGTATTGTGTTGATTGTGGCGAGCGTGTATATAAATTTGTGAGATACGAAAAAGAGGACTTGAAATGAGTAAAAAAGATATGTGGGTACAATGTCGCCTTCAACAAGGGCAACATAATATGGTTTCTTATCTGCCAAAATTTGGAACGAATGGTAAGGAAATCAAAGTAGGATCGATGGTAGAAATGTGGGAACCAGATTCAAAAAATCCCCAACTTAATAAACCAAGTTTGTGGGAAGTAAAGGGAATGGGAACCGAAACAACCGGTGCATATCTCCGTGAACAACACAGTGAACGAAGAGATAAAATGACGAGTGTTAAACTATGACTCATGTATGCTATTCGGGCGGATCAAAGGGTGCTGATCAGTTATTTGGTGAGCTCGCAGCAAAAGCGAGACACGATGTATTTCATTGGTCTTTTCAAGGACATCATTCACGAGGAACAAAGGAAACTACCTACGTCCTTCCGGCAATGAAACTTGCTGAGGCTAACAGGCCACTTATCGAAGCAAATAATTATTTGAATCGGAACTATCCTACTCGATCCGAATATGTCAATAATCTTCTTCGGAGGAATTACTATCAAGTAAAAGACTCTGAACGAATCTACGCGGTTTGCAATTTCACAGAAGATATGATTCCACTTGGTGGTACTGCATGGGCAATTGTTATGGGTGCTAATCTTGGTATAACAGAAATGTATGTATTCGATCAAGATCGGAAGGAATGGTTTACGTTAGATCAAACCAAATTATCCAATTGGCCGTGGACCCCAACATATCGCGAAGCTATCCCAATGCCCTTTGGTCGATATGCAGGAATAGGAAAATCAGAATTAAACAAAGCCGGTGCCGATGCTATAAAAAGCCTTTATACGATGGAATGGAACTAGATGAGTAATAATCGCAATAAGTATGTTGATAATGTATATGGTACAGAATTGGCTTTATATTCTAAGGTTTTAGGTGTAGCAGGTAGAACCGATTTAGTTGCTGAGTATGATGGTATTCCATCCATTATAGATTATAAAACTTCTCGTAAGATTAAAAAAGAAAAATGGGTACAAAACTATTTTTTACAATCAACAATTTATTCTATGATGTTTGAATATCATTATAAAATAAAAATACCACAGATTGTAATATTAATGGCAGTAGACCACGAATCGCCACAAATCTTTGTAAAGCAAAGAAATCAATATGTGAATGAAGTAATTAAAACTTTTATAGGTTGATATGTTTATTGAATCTAAATATGTAGAACTATTATCCCCACAATTGAGAAATTTTAAAAAGACTGATAAAACAGTCTATAATTTTTCTTGTCCTATTTGTGGTGATTCTGAAAGAAATAAAAGAAAGGCTAGAGGATATGTTTATGTAAAGGGTGAACATTATATATTTCACTGTCATAACTGTACAGTTTCGATGTTATTTGGTAACTTTTTAAAAGAAATTGATGAGACTATATATAAAGAATATTTGTTTGAAAAATTCCAAAACAACAGATATCAGAAAAATGAAAGCGTATCCACTTTTACTCAAAAAATGAAAACACCAAAGTTTTTAGATTTTAGTCCAATAAAAAAGCTTAAAAAAGTAAGTTCATTATCATCAAATCATCCAATTAAAAAGTATATTGATTCGAGGAAGATTCCACCTAATCTACATTTTAAACTTTTTGTATGTCCTGAATTTAAAGCATTTATAAATGAAATCATTCCACACAAGTTTCCTTGTATAAAGAATGATGAAACTAGATTATTAATACCCTTTATAGATTCAAATAAGAAAGTTCATGCTCTTCAAGGAAGAAGTATGAAAAATTCTACAGTCAAGTATATAACTATCATTCTTGATGCAGACATTCCAAAGATTTATGGTTTAGATACTGTAAAATTCAATCATAAAGTTTTTGTATTTGAGGGGCCTATTGATAGTATGTTTATTGAGAATTCAATAGCAACTGCTGGGGGTGATATCGTATCAGCTTTAGACGGATATAGTAAAGATAAACTAATAATAGTGTATGATAATGAGCCTAGATCAAAAGAGACGATTAAAAAAATTGACAAGGCGATCGAATTAGGATATAATGTTTGTATATGGCCTGATTATATTCAACATAAAGATGTGAATGAAATGATAATGTTTGGAATGTCATCAGAAAAAATAAAAAATATAATCAATTCTAATACTTTTAATGGATTAAATGCAAAATTAGCGCTAGTCAAATGGAGCAAGTTATGAAAACATTTGTTTTAATAGTAGTAATTGGTGGTACAAATATTAACGGATATTTGACCATTAAAAATTATAAATCTTATAAAGCATGTACAGAAGTTATCAATTATGTGAAAGATAAAAAAAGAAATCAGATTACTCAGTGCGAAATTGAACCCAGAATATATGAGGTGTAAAAAGATATAATGACTAATGTGAACCTAGTTGCTTATACCCAAGTAGAAATTCCTGATTTGTGGAAAGATGATCCACAATATATTATGGCATATTGTGCTCGTGTTTCAAATCCTTCAAATCAAAATAACACAGAAACATCTGAAAAACTTTTGAATTATTGTGTTAAAAATAAACATTGGTCTGTTTTTGAAATGTGTAATGTAATCTTAGAGATAAATACCACACGTGATATTGCTAGGCAAATTCTTCGTCATAGATCATTTCATTTTCAAGAATTTTCACAACGTTATGCTGACCCGAATGCACTTGGGTTCAAAAGCAGAGAATTCCGTCTTCAGGATACTAAAAATAGACAAAATTCTATTGAAGTTTGTGGAGAAAATGAAATGGCCAACTCTTGGATAATGAAACAGGAACAACTTATACATGAAACGAAACTTGCTTATAAGTGGGCAATTCAAAATGGTATCGCTAAAGAACAAGCACGATCTGTTTTACCAGAAGGACTTACAATGTCTCGTATGTATATGAATGGAACAGTTAGAGATTGGATTCATTATTGTCAGCTAAGAATGGGTAATGGGACACAAAAAGAACATCGTGAAGTTGCTAGTGAATGCTGGGATCTTCTTATTGATCTGTATCCATTTTTAGGAGATATTGAATTTGAAAAATGAGACCAAAATAAATAATATTAAAATTTCAATATCAACATTACGCAGAGATTTAGAACATAAAAAAGAAAGATTGGCTTTAATAGAAAAAGAAAAAGTAGAGATAGATATTCGGTTACAGAAAAATTTAAAATTAACTCAAGAACTAGACGTACATATTAATGATTTGCAGACAGCAATAGAAATACTTAAAATTAGGAGCAATTAATGGATCTTTATCAACAATATATTCATAAATCACGATATGCAAGATATATCCCAGAACTAAAACGCAGAGAACATTGGGATGAAACCGCAGATCGGTTTGTGAATTTTGTTGCTAGTAAAATTAGTAATAATGTTATAACAGCACAAATTCAAAATAATATCAAAAATGCTATTATTGATATGAAAGTAATGCCATCGATGCGGGCAATGATGACTGCAGGTCTTGCTCTAGATAGAGATAATACTGCTGGATATAATTGTTCTTATTTGCCTGTCGATGATCCAAAATCTTTTGATGAAGCAATGGTAATCCTCATGAATGGGACCGGTGTAGGCTTTTCTGTTGAACGCCAATATGTAAATAAATTACCAGAAATTCCAGATCATATCTATGATACCGATACGACAATTAATGTGCGTGATTCAAAAGAAGGTTGGGGTAAAGCACTTCGTATGCTAATTGCTCTACTTTATTCTGGAGAATTACCTAAATGGGATCTATCTAAACTTCGATCCGCAGGGGTTGTTTTAAAAACATTTGGAGGTCGTTCGTCTGGACCAGAACCGCTTGATGAATTATTTCATTTTGTTGTAAGTGTTTTCAAAAGCGCACAAGGTCGTAAATTAACATCACTAGAATGTCATGATATTATGTGTAAGATTGGCGAAGTTGTGGTCGTTGGTGGTGTTCGTCGATCTGCAATGATTTCACTTTCAAATTTATCAGATGATCGAATGAGGAAAGCAAAATCCGGTGCTTGGTGGGAGCAAAATGTTCAACGTGCACTGTCAAACAATTCAGCAGTATATTCTGAAAAACCAGAAGTTCATCAATTTATGCAAGAATGGCTATCATTATATGAATCTAAATCTGGAGAGCGTGGTATCTTTTCTCGTGATGCTTCTCGGAGAGTGTGCAAAAAAAATGGAAGACGTGATCCAGAACATGAATTTGGTACTAATCCTTGTTCTGAAATTATTCTACGACCATATCAATTTTGTAATCTTACAGAAGTTATTGCACGAGCAGATGATACAGAAACGGATCTGATTGAAAAGGTAAAACTTGCTGCTATTATAGGGACAATTCAATCTACATTTACTTATTTTCCATATCTAAGAAAGATTTGGAAAAAGAATACTGAAGAAGAACGTTTACTTGGTGTATCAATTACTGGCATCTATGATTGTCCTTTATTGAATGATTATAAAGACCCATCATTATCATCACGATTAGAGATGCTGAGGCAAGTTGCAGTTGATACAAATAAAGAGTATGCTGAAATGCTCGGTATTCCACAATCTGCTTCTGTGACTTGTGTGAAACCAAGTGGTACAGTTTCTCAGTTAACTGATTCTGCTTCTGGTATTCACGCAAGACACGATCCATATTATTATCGTCGTGTTCGTAATGATAATAAAGATCCATTAACACAGTTTCTTATTGATGCAGGTGTTCCGAATGAACCAGATGTAACTAAACCCTATGCAACAACAGTCTTTACCTTTCCAAAGAAAGCGCCAGAGGGTGCAATGTCAAGGAATGATATTTCTGCAATTGACCATCTAGAACTTTGGTTGATGTATCAAAGACATTGGTGTGAACATAAACCTTCTGTTACTATTTCTGTAAAAGAAGATGAATGGCCAACTGTTGGTGCTTGGGTTTGGGAACATTTTGATGAAATATCTGGGGTATCATTCCTACCACATGATGGTGGAACATACCGTCAAGCACCATATGAAACAGTATCAGAAGAAGCGTATAATGAATTACTAGAGAATATGCCAGAAAGTTTTGATTGGGCTTCGTTGGAAGAAAATCAAGATAATGTTGAGGGGGTTCAAACTTTAGCGTGCTCTGCGGATAATTGTGAAATTTAGAAACTAAATAGGGGCAGATTTCACTGCCCTTATTTTTTAGGAGATTGTATGTCTACATTGATTATTAACTTACCTGCAACAGATGTTTGGGTTAGAAAGGAATATTTAAGAGACCATATAGATGGTCACGGTGAATTTGTTAAGGGTGTTTGGGTTTCTGCTAAATCTATTCCGGGCAGAGCATTTTATTTTGAAACATATTTACCAGAATATGGTGCACTTTATGATAAACTTCCAATAAGTGCTTTTATTGTTAGAGAAAATGATAATGGCACTCCAACATTACCAGATCCAGATTTAGATTTGAAAAATTTACAATTTTGGAATTGTATGGACTGGGGTGTTGTTTCAATGCATAAACAATTTATTGGTTCTATGGATTTTGAAGTAAAAACTAAAAACTTTGGAATTATGAGTGCTACATATATAGCAACTTTGGATAATTATCATTCAAATGGAGATGAAATAGATTGGTCTACAACAGAAAAACCTTCTGAACATAAAAGTTTTAATTTGCTTGAGTTAGAAAATGGACAATTTTGTTTATATCCAAATAATAGAATGAGAATAATAGATATAAGCTTATCACCAGAAAAATTGTTAGATCCTGATTTTAAAGTATCAAGTGTTTATTATTCTGTTGAAAATGAAAATAAATGGGGAAGATTAGGTGACACAGAAGACTATTTTTGGAAAACAGGGGAGGAAATATGAAAGATCTACTAAGAGAATTATTTTTAATAATAGAAGATACTATATCAGATTCAAATGAACGATATGAAGTTTATCGACAGTTTGTCCCCCACATATCAGAAATTGATAATGATATTTTAGAGTATCTTTTAGATAACAATGAAGAATTTTCTGATGCGTATGAAGAATACTCTATTCAGGCAGAAGAATATGAATGATAAATAATACCATTGATGTGATGTAAGGATGGTATTATGTGGTTATATAATAATAAAGATATTATTGAAGATGATGTAAAAGATTTTGTTGGATTTGTGTATCTAATTGAAAATTTGGATAGCAATATGTATTATATTGGTAAGAAATCATTAACGAAAACAAAAGTCTATCAGAAGAATAAAAAGAAAAAAAGAATGCTTGTTGAATCAGATTGGAAAGACTATACTGGTTCAAACGATTTACTGAATGAACATATTGAATCTGGTAATAAAATAAGAAAAACAATAATCCGAATGTGTAGAAATAAAACTGAAATGAGTTATTATGAGGCAAAGGAACAATTTTCTCGTGATGTTTTGCTTGATAAAAACTCATATAATAAATGGATAATGGTTAGAGCAAGAAAAGCTAATTTAATGATTGACAAATAGAACTTGTTTTGGTATAATTTAAACCTAACAGGAGATTAAAATGAATCATAATAAGGTTGTGGTTAATAGTTCCGGTAGAGGTGATGAACTTTATGTTTTATTTGAAAATCATACTGACACCGTAATTTCTATTCATCAATATCATAGTCTAGCAGATAGAACTGAAACTATTACTCAAAGTAATGGTTCTTATGATACATTATTGAAAATGGCAAGGGTGATTTTAAATGAGAACTAATTTTAATTGTGTTATGGATTTTATGCGTAACTTTGGCCAAGAAGTCAAATATCATCCAGAATTTCCAGATGAAAAAATTCAGAAACTAAGAATTGCTCTTATTGACGAAGAGCTAGAAGAACTAAAAGAAGCAATGGAAAATAAGGATATGGTAGGAGTTGCTGATGCTCTTACTGATATTCTTTATGTTACATATGGTGCAGGTTCTGCGTTTGGTATTGATTTAGACGCTTGTTTTAATGAAGTTCATAATAGCAATATGTCTAAATTGGGTAAGGATGGTAATCCAATCTACCGTGAAGATGGTAAGATTTTAAAAGGTCCAGATTATTTTGAACCTAAACTTGAGAAAATTGTAGAACAAGGAATACGACGATATTAGTAATATCGGATATCATTGTATTAAAATTTATAAAATAGATTAACGATTTGTACTTGGGAAGACAGGATACGTTTACAATTTTATATTATGAAAGAAATGACAGATAATAAAAAATGAATATATCTCCAACACAATCGAAAAAATCTAGACACTCTAAGTATATAAATCTTCTTTCACAAATAGCAATTAATGTAGAACCTGTAGCACAAGCAAGAATTGCTGCTTGTATTGTTTATAGAAAAAATATTATATCAGTTGGTTTTAATCAAAAGAAAACCCATCCGTTTCAGCAGAAATATTGTAAAAATAATAAATCAATTTTTCTTCATGCAGAAACCGATGCTATTAAAAATGCTATAAATAAAATAGAATTAGATAAACTTGCTAAATCTATATTATATATTTGTAGAGTTAAGATTATTAATAATAAATTTACCTTTGGTATAGCTAAACCATGTGATGGTTGTATGAGAGCTATATCAAATTTTGATATAGAAAAAGTATATTACACACTTGATAATGGAGGATATAGTTGGTTATGAAAAATGTAGTTCTTTTTACTAAAACTAATTGTGCATTCTGTGATAATGCAAAATCATTGCTAAAAATGAATAATATTAATTATACAGAAAAACACTTAGATGTCGATTTCACTCGTGAAGAAATCAAAGAAACATATCCCACACAAAAAACTTTTCCTGTAGTATTCATCAATGAAGAATTTATTGGTGGGTATACTGAATTATTCGATCGTATGCGAGGAAAAGTAAAGTCTGATGGATAAGTTTGAAGCATACTTTATTAAAAACATCATTCCAATCATTATTATTGGTAATATGTTTTTATTCATCTCTTGGTTGATTGATGGATTTCACTATTCTCCATTAATGTTGTTTTATTTTTTAGCAGTATTCTATTGTGGTTATAAGTTTGTAAAGAGTGTAAATGATGAACATTGATAATATTTTATTGAAATTTCAAACCAATTCAATTTGCAGACGTGGTGGTAACATTAAAGAGAAAACAGATGGATGAATTTGAAGCACAAAGACAAATATATCAATCTTATCAAAATGGAAAAATAGATGGTATGAGTGAAAAAAATGAGTTGTTAATTCTACTGAAACAGTTTATTATAAGTGATATCGATAGATGGACAGAAGAAACATGGGAAAAATTCGATAAGTATATGGGGACATATGATGTCTAATACAATTATTGATTTGGAACAAAAAATTCTACAGTTTGCTAACATCCTAGATGATTTGGAAACTTTTGTATCAAAAATAGAAGAAAAGGGTAGGAAAATTGATACTGATATTTCACATATTATTGGATTTTATCATTTTAAATATAATGATTTGTGGGATACATTTGAACAACATACAAAAGATTATTATAAAAAGAAATCGAATGTATATGATAGTTTGCCATCGGACGTAGAACCACAAATAGATGAAAACGATATTCCAAAATGACCTTAATTAAAAATATTTTATCATTCTTTGTTGTGATGTCTCTTTTTTTAATATCTCTGAAGGTATGTTATTTTTAACAAATATGTTTAACTAAAAAGGAAAAGGATAAAAAATGAAAACTTTGTGCTTGACAATTGCTCTATCTATTGGTATGATAATCCCAGTTAATGCGAATGATAAAGGGTTCTCCATTAACATTGGTCCTAATGGATTTGATATTAGAATCAATAAAGGAAAAAGACATTGGAATAATTCGCAACGGCGAGAAAGATGTCGTCGTCGAGCAAGACGTCATTGTTCTTATTGGAGACAAGAATATATGAATTTTGGTGATCGGTGGTATCTAAGACACTATAGAAAATGTAAAAGCAACTTTCGCTATATGTGTACTCATTCATGAAATATGAAATATATGTAACCCTTAAAGACGGCATTCTAGATAAAGCAGGAAATGCTGTTGCTAGAGTTTTGAATGATGCATATGGTGGAGTAGAATCTGTTCGTATTGGTAAACTTATTACTCTTCATTGCAATGAAGAGGATGTGAAAAATATTGCCAAAGAAATTACGAATGAAGTGATGGAAAATTATGTAATAGAAGAAATTAGATCTACAATGGTTGGATTACAGAAAGAAATACAATGAGCAAACAACCTACATTTATAGAAAAGTATATTCTTATAGTTATGTATTATATGTTCCAGTCAGTATTCTATGTCCAAGAACGACTTGATAACAAGTACACTCTATGGAAATATCGAAAGATTCAACGGCTTATAAAAACCAAGTATGGTGGGAAATTCTAAGAATAGAACATGGAAGAGATGGCAAATGGGGAGCCCCACAGCTCATAACTGTGCCCGAAAGGCGAGTCGGTTCGATTCCGGCCTCTTCTACCAAATGACTAGTATCTCAATTGGATAGATTTTATATAATAATATAGCTCCCGTGGTGAAATGGATATCACACTTGTCTTCTAAACTTGCATTCCTGGTTCGAGTCCAGGCGGGAGCACCATTTAGGATATCTAGTTGATTAGATTGAGTCCTATCAGAGATGTCATTAAAATATTCGATATGAATAGAATCGAATATTATATATACCATATATAAAAAAAATATCAATTCTAATAGGATATATTTAATGGTAACACTTTTAGTCACATATACAGTAATAGCATTAGGTGTAACGACATTGCTGTTATATTTATTTATAATTTACAATGGGTTGTATGTAAAAGACATAAACAATACTGTTACAATCGAAATATGGCCATGTGTTGGTATTATTCTTATAGGAATATGTTGGCCAATGTTTGCTATTTTAGTATTCTTTGGTTGGATTTTTAGTAGGAGATCATTATAAATAGATATATCAAATTTGTAAAAACACATAAATCAAAGGAATATGATATTCCATACAAGATTAGCTATGCGATGGCCTCAATATATCATTCTAAAGTAATAATTGTGGCAAATAATTCGAGTTGTGGGATGGCTAACAAGACGTAAATATAAACATTTAACCAGAATGGATATTTATATTTGCGTATTCACTATAAATAGTTAGTATGCTATGAACCTTATTACGAAATAATAAGGTTATTTTTTTATCAAAAGAAAGGTATTATAATGAATGATATTCAAGAAGGATGGAAATGTCCTGTTTGTAAGAAAATATTTGCACCAACTCAAAAAATGTGCAAAAAATGTTCTAAAGTGGAATCTACAAATAATCCTGGTGATTCTAAAGAATTTCTACAAGACTAAACTTGACACAGGAGATATAATAATGTATGATGATAAAATAAACAAAAATAACCTGAAAATAATATCTGAAGAACTCATCATACAATATTCAGAAGATCTTTCTAATGAAAAAAGAGATACTTATATTAATTTATTAGATGATGCTTATTATTTTAGAATGGTAGGACTTTCGCCAGTATTTATTACTACATCTGATATGAAAACCCTATTTGTGACTTCTGACGAAAAACTTAGAAACCAATACCATTAGAAAGATCTAAATGTCTAAATTCTATACGAATGTTTTCTTACGAGGAAACAAAGTTTACGTGCGTGGGTATGAGAACGGGAAAGCATTTCAAAAATATGAATACTATAAACCATATTTGTTTGTGGATGACAAGAATGGTGATTATAAAACTGTAGATAAAAAGCCAACATCAAAGGTAGATTTTAATAGTATCTCTGATGCGAAAGAATTTGTTAAAAAATATAAAGATATTCAAAACTTTAACTATTATGGGTTAGAAAATTTCCAATATCTTTATATCTATGATAACTATTCTGGGGATGTTGAATATAATCCATCTACAATGTCTGTTGTTTCTCTTGACATTGAATGTATTGCGGATCAAGGGTTTCCGAATATACAACTAGCAGACAAAGAAATTACTGCTATCACAATCAGAAAGAACAAACTGAATATGGTGTTCGGTTGTGGCGAATTTGTAACCGATGATCCAAATACAAAATATTTTAGATGTAAAGATGAAAAAGAGCTTCTGTGTAAATTTGTTGATATATGGAATCGTCCTTTTGTAAAACCAGATATTGTAACTGGTTGGAACATAGAATTCTTTGATATCCCATATCTTGTTAATCGTATTCGTAATATTTGTGGTGAGGATGTAGTAAGAAATCTATCACCGTGGAGAATGATTAACGAAGGCACAGTTCACTATATGGGTAAAGAAAATCAAAACTTTACTCTGATGGGAATATCAACACTTGACTATTATCAATTATATCGTAAGTTTAGTTTTAGCAATCAAGAAAGTTATAAACTTGATTATATTGCGTNAGTAGAACTTGGTGAGAAGAAGATTGATTATTCTGAATATGGTTCTCTTTTGGAATTGTATAAGAATGATTTTCAAAAGTTTATTGAGTACAACATTCACGATGTTGTTCTTGTTGATAAACTTGAAGAAAAACTAAAATTTATTGAGCAGGTGATGGCACTTGCTTATGATGCAAAAGTAAACTTTGTCGATACACTCACAACGGTTCGACCTTGGGATGTAATTATTCATAATTATCTACTTGATAGAAAAAGAGTTGTTCCTAAACTGACCATAAAAGAAAACGAAGAAACCTTGGTTGGTGGTCATGTAAAAGAACCAAAGGTTGGTATGAGTGAATGGGTAGTATCTTTTGATTTGAACAGTCTTTATCCTCATCTTATTATGCAATATAATATTTCTCCTGAAAAGTTTGTGAAGAAAATTCCTATGTGGCATAGTACAGATGAACTTATATCAAAGAAACCGATTGGTTATGAATCAGACTATGTCTATTCAGGAAATGGTTGTGTCTACAGAAAAGATAATCAAGGATTTCTTCCAGCACTGATGGAGAAAATGTATAACGATCGTTCTGAATATAAGAAGAAAATGATTGAACTGAAGAAAGAATATGAAGAAACAAAAGATGCGGCTACTGGTATGCAGATTGCCAAGTTTCATAATATGCAGATGGCAAAGAAGATTCAGCTAAACTCTGCTTATGGTGCATTAGGAAATAAATATTTTCGTTGGTTTAACTTTGACTTAGCAGAATCTATCACAAAATCAGGTCAGCTTTCTATTCGTTGGATTGAAAAACGAATGAATGAGTTTATGAATAATATGTTAAAAACTGATAACATAGATTACGTGATAGCAGCTGATACTGATTCAATATATATTGAAATGAAAGAGGTTGTGAAAAGAATTAATGTGAATGATGAAGTCAAGATTGTGTCAGCAATAGATCAATTTTGTGAACAAAAGATTCAACCATATCTTGATAAATGTTATCAAGAACTTGCTGATTATATGAATGCATATCAACAGAAGATGTTTATGAAACGTGAAACTATTGCTAATAAAGGTATTTGGAAAGCAAAGAAGATGTATATTCTCAATGCTTGGAATGTTGAAGGCGTTCAGTATGATGAACCTAAGTTGAAGATGCATGGTATTGAAGCAGTTCGTTCATCCACACCAAAGATTTGTAGAGGGTATATAAAAAGAGCCCTTGAAATTATTATGAATGAAAATGAAATATCTTTACAGAAATATATTTCACAAATCAAAGAAGACTATATAAGACTTCCGTTTGATGATATTGCTTTTCCACGAGGGGCGAATAAGGTTGGTAAATATTATGATAAAAGTAATATATATTTGAAAGGGACGCCTATTCACATTAAAGCATCTTTGCTATATAATGACTTATTGAAAAAGCATGGATTGGAAAACACACAGCCAATAATGAGTGGCGATAAAGTTAAATATTGTTATTTAAAACTTCCAAATAAAATACAAGACAGTGTTATTGCTAACCTAGATAGCTTGCCTGATGAACTGGGATTAGATCAATATATTGATTATGATAAACAATTTAACAAATCTTTTATTGATCCATTGAAATCTATCACAACAATAATCGGGTGGGATTACGAAAATAAATTAACACTAGAGGATTTTTTTAATGTCTGATGATAATATTTATGATTTTGGTTTTAGTTTAATGACTGAAACTGAAATCAAACAAGAAGAAATGAAGCTTAAAAAAATAGTTGAAAAAGAATCTTATAAGCTTGATAAAGTAAGAGAAATGATTACCCCGTTTCTTACAAATCTGATGAAAGACCCAGAGAAGGAATACATTTATTGGCCTGAAAGAAAAGAAAAAGTAGAACTGTTTCTGAAACAAATAAATGATTTTATAGATTCACATTGACTGGAGAAAAATATGAATTTAAAAGATAGACTAATACAAAACTCAACGATAGATTATACTGCTACTCTTACAGAGAGTCAAATCTATGGTAAGAAGGATATGATTCAAACATCTGTGCCCATGATTAATGTAGCACTTGGTGGTTCAATCGATGGTGGTTTGACTCCAGGATTAACAATGCTTGCTGGACCTAGTAAACATTTTAAGACTGGGTTTTCTTTGCTGTTAGCAGCTTCATTTTTAAAGAAGCATAAAGACGGNGTTGTTCTATTTTATGATTCTGAGTTTGGAACTCCTCAATCATACTTTGAAACTTTTGGTATTGATTTAGGTTCGGTTATCCATACACCAATCACAGATGTAGAAGAACTGAAATTCGATATTATGAAGCAGTTGAAAGAAATTAAGAGAAGCGATAAAGTTATTATTCTTGTGGATTCGATTGGAAATCTGGCGTCAAAGAAAGAAATTGAAGATGCTCTTGATGGTAAATCTGTTGCAGATATGACAAGAGCAAAACAATTGAAATCCTTGTTCCGTATGATAACACCACATCTATCATTGAAAGATATACCAATGGCAGTTGTAAATCATACGTATAAAGAAATTGGAATGTTTCCAAAAGATATTGTAGGTGGTGGTACAGGTAGCATGTATTCTTCCGATAATGTATGGATTCTTGGAAGACAGCAAGACAAAGATGGTTCTGATATTGCAGGATATCATTTCATTATTAATATTGAAAAATCTCGTTATGTAAAAGAAAAGAGTAAGATTCCTATTACAATTTCTTGGGATGGGGGTATTAATAAATGGTCTGGGTTGCTTGACGTTGCCCTTGAAGGTGGTTATATTGTAAAACCAAAGAATGGTTGGTATGCTCTTGTTGATAGAGAAACTGGTGAAATTCAGCAACCAAATATGAGAGCAAAAGAAATTGTGAATAATAAAGAATTTTGGATGAAAATGTTCAAAGATACAGATTTTCCAAAATATATTGAGAAGAAATATAAGATGGCGTTTTCTAGCATTATAGAGGAAGATACATAGATATTATGAGTATAGATAGAATTATTTTTGATAACCTAATCTTTAATGGTGCTTATGGGAGAAAGGTTATACCGTTCCTAAAAGAAGAATATTTCTCAGGTAAGAATGAAAAGATTATATTCAATCTAATTGATGAATATGTAAAAAACTATAACTCATTCCCAACAAAAGAAGCACTATATATTGATCTTACAAATAAGGCTGGAATCAGCGAAGATTTCTTTCAATCCTGTAAGGAAATTGTTGATAATATTAACAAGCAGTATGATACCGATATGGATTGGTTACTTGATCAAACAGAAAAGTTTTGTCAAGAGAAATCTGTCTATAATGCTATTATGGAGAGTATATCTATTTTGGACGATAAAACTGGTAATAAAACAAAAGGTGCCATTCCAGATATTCTATCAAATGCACTTGCTGTCTCATTTGATTCACATATTGGGCATGATTTTATTGAAAATTATGAAGAGCGATATGAATCATATCATCATAAAGAATCAAAGATTGAATTTGATTTAGATTACTTTAATGAAATCACTCGTGGTGGTTTGCCAAAGAAAACTTTGAATGTTGCTTTGGCAGGTACTGGTGTTGGGAAAAGTTTGTTTATGTGTCATTGCGCTTCTGCTAATCTAACCGCAGGATTGAATGTTCTGTATATCACAATGGAAATGTCAGAAGAAAAAGTAGCAGAAAGAATAGATGCCAACTTATTAGATGTCACATTAGATAATTTGTTTAAATTATCAAAGAGTTCATATGATAAAAGGATTAAACGAATAAAAGAAACAACAAAAGGCAAGTTAATTATCAAAGAATATCCAACTGCTTGTGCTGGTGCTGGTAATTTTCGTCATCTTTTAAATGAACTTAAAATCAAGAAAAGTTTTGTTCCTGATATTATCTATATCGATTATATTAATATTTGTTTATCTACAAGGATAAAGAGTGGAGCTAATGCCAATTCTTATACCTATATCAAAGCGATAGCAGAAGAACTAAGAGGTCTTGCAGTGGAATATAATGTTCCTATTGTCACAGCAACACAAACTACTAGAAGTGGTTATAGCAATAGTGATGTGGGATTGGAAGATACATCAGAATCTTTTGGACTTCCAGCAACAGCTGATTTTATGTTTGCACTCATTTCAACTGAAGAGTTAGAATCACTTAATCAAATTATGGTTAAGCAGCTTAAAAATCGATATTCTGATCTAGGGTCTAATCGCAGGTTTGTTGTTGGTGTTGATGGTGACAAAATGCGTCTCTATAATGTAGAATCCGATGCACAAGAAGATATTGTTAATAATAGTCCTGTGGTTCAAAAAAGCTTTGATAATAGCCGTTTGAAGGGACTTTTTAATGAAGTATAAAACAGTAAGAAGGAATCGTAAATATTGTATACTAGAAGTAGATACTGACCAAATTTTGGCATGTTTTAAAACACAGGATATTGCTAATAATAATATGAACTATTTAAACTATGGTGGTGGGTTTGATGGTTGGACTCCTGAATTTTTATGTATAAAAGAATTAAAGTATAAATATACTTAAAAACAATGGAGTATCAAATGCTAACATTTAAAGAATATTCACAGTTAAATGAAAATCCTGAAATTTTAGCCCACGCAGTAAGATATTTAGCCAATCATGAAACTACTAAAAAATTTGGAAATAAAGTTGGTGATGTAAGAAGAGCAGCACATTTTTTTGTAAACGAACATAAACCAAATATTNTGGATGGATATGCACAGGCAGCCGCATCAGATTTTGGTGCTCCAGATGTGGGTGGACCAGCAGTTGTTCATAGTATAATGACTGCTATTTTTGATGGTAAATCATTAATTAAGAGTTGGGAAAAACATTTAAAAACTGCCACAGAAATAAGAGGAAAACAAAGAGCATTAGGATTATCAAAATGAGCTATCTAGAAAAAGCAGCTGCATTTAATATAACAGAAGAACTGTTCCAACATCTAGAAAATGAGATTTCACTACACGAAAATTTATTCCGTGTAGGTTCTGAAAAGTATTATGAATTATTTCGTGAGGCAAGAGAACTATATTATGAAGGTTTGATTGACCTAGAAGGAACAGACAAATATCTTATTGAAGAAACTGATATTGGTGAGTTTGCTGAATATGATGGTGGAATTGTTCCTCTTGATTGTCCTATGATTGAAGATGATGGGATAGAAGAGGAAAAGAAAGATCCGCCAATTGGAAAACCAATGAGGGGTGGGCCAAAGAAGTTTTATGTATTTGTAAAAACTCCAGATGGTGGTGTAAAGAAAGTTACCTGGGGCGATACAACTGGGTTAACAGTTAAAATAAATAATCCAGAAGCACGAAAATCATTTGCTGCAAGACATCGTTGTCATATGCAAAAAGACAGAACAAAAGCAGCTTACTGGGCTTGCCGTACCCCCCAATATGCCAAACAACTTGGTTTATCAGGAGGTGGAAACTTTTTTTGGGCAATACCATTTATGGTAATTTTTATGCCTTATTTTGATAAGATTGTTTTTTAAAAGGAACCCAAATGATTATCTTTCTATTACTAGCATTAGGCTTTGAATCACAAGAATATCCACATTGGGCAAAAGAAGCATTTGCTGGTCAAGACGACTATGTAGAACAAACACAAATTAAGAAATCAAAAGTCAAAAGACCTTATGTAAAAAGAAATTATACTGAAGGCTGGAAAAAATCAGTATTTGGACCTCAAGACTAATGAACCCATATATAGATAATGAAGATATAAGAACTTTTTCTGAGTCTGTTAATGAAATAGAATTGATTTGGCATCGTGATAGAGAAGACCGGAAAATAATTATTCTTGAATGTGAAAACTGGAAACTACAAATGGATAACGAGTTTCCAGTTTCACTTGAAGTAGGTAAAACATATTTTATTCCAAAAATGGTATATCATAGGGTGTTAAAAGGAACAACGGACTTAAAGATTAGGATAGAAAAGTGTTAGGATTTAAACAATTCACAGAACAATCTAATGAACCAGATATTACATTGTATAGAGGCTCTGGTTCTAGTAAAGAAACTGGTTCTTTTTGGACTTCAAACCTTGATTTGGCAAAAAAACACGCAGCACAAAGACCAGATGGTGCTGTATATAAAATAACATTACCACATCACCAAGTTCCAACATTTTTCAATAGAGAAGACAGAGGTGCTGGTCTAGTTCATGTACTAAAACGTGGTAATGAAGGATGGGCAGATAAAAATACGGTTATTCACATTCGTTAAAGATGCATCTTTACAGGAGTCTAGCATGAGGATCATTATGAGTATAACAAAAGCGATTCAGGATATCCCTTTAAAAGCTGAAATGACAAGATACTTTAATATTATTAAAGAAAAGCTGTCACCAATCATCGAGAAATACAAACCTAAGGTATACAGGTTACTCGAAGGATTAGACTGTAAATTGAGTTTGGTATTGTGTATTGCGTTTATTTTGACATTATTGATGAGCGCTAATCATATTATCAACGTTGTCGTCTTTTTTTGTTTCTTCATTCCCTACACGATTCACAACATTATTTTTTGGTGGATCTCTAGATCTACATCAAAGACCTAAGGATTAATAATATGAAATATCTAATTGCATCGCTATTCATTCTATTTGCATTTCCTGCTCAAGCAGCAGTAAAATGGATTGACGGACAACCAGTATTCTATACTAAAAAGGTTGTCAAGAAAAAGGCTATAAAGAAATACTATGCTTCCAAAAAGAAATACTATGCTCCTAAAAAGAAAAAATATGCTTCCAAAAAGAACCGTGTTGTTGTAAAGAATAAAAACAACAAAAAGATTGTGAAGAGGGTTCAGCACGGTAAAGCATCATATTACTGGAGACCGCAAGCAATTGCTTGTTCTCAAAAGCGTCGTTACAATCCAAATCTAATGGTTGCTGCACATAAAACATTAAAATGTGGAACTATGGTAAGAGTTACAAACAAACGAAATGGTCGTTCTGTAGTTGTTAAAATTGATGATAGAGGGCCATATATTCGTGGTAGAATTGTTGATTTATCGGTAGCGGCTGCAACTAAACTTCGTATGAGGAAAGCAGGTGTTGTTTCGGTAAAACTGGAAGTCTTGTGATAGACGACAAGAAGATAATATTCCTCACAGACCTTATAGAGACAAAAGTTCGTAAAGAAAAAGAACCACTTATAGGAGATACCGACTGATGTTGGGATTCAAACAATACATGAGCTTGATGGAAGACAACGCTAAAGAAGTAGCAGCGAAATATCCACATATTGCGCATGTCAATCCACGTGTATTATCTTCCTTTGG